TACAGTAGACCACACAGACTTACGAGTATCACGCCATGCTTCCAACAAGCTACGCATCTCAGTTATATCTTTGTGTGCGTCATCATCTAGCAGTCCAATAGAACGTAGGGCTTCCTTTGCCCCACGTCTTGCTGCACGATCTAGCATAGCTTCTAGTTCATCAGATGTTAGCTTAATGTCCGACATGGCCTAACTCTTATGGTTTAGTAGGCCAATCGGCTTCTTCTAGGTGAGGCCAGTTAGCATGTGTAGTAATGTCACGTAGAGCCTGACGGTAAGCTGTTTGTTCAGCAGTCATAGTCAAGTCAGATGATGCCCACCAATCTGTTTCAGCAATACGGCGGTCACGTTCACTGCGATTACGTTCTGCTGCATCACTGTCAAGACGTGCTTGATACTCAGCTTCTTGTTCAGCTTTAGTGCCTAGTTCAGCATCATCACTGAACATGTCAGCAATTTCCCAAGCCTCAACCCAGTTGCCGTTAGCATCCTGTGTTACACCATTACGGCGTACTGATTGGTATGCACCAATGCCCTTTGTGGGTTTAGGTGAGCGTAGCACTGGGTCTACGTTTAATGCGTCAAAGGTGAACTCATTCCAGACTTTAGGTAGTGACATGTTAGGGTTGTCACGCCGTAGTTGTCCTTGGTTCTTGAGTTCGCCTGTTGTGCGATCACGATATTCAGTCATTAGTTGATACTCCTTTTATGACCTTGAGTAGTTATGCGATTGCGTAGAAGATATAGCTTGCGCCAGTTACGTTTGGCCCAAATGAACCACTGTTTGGTAGACTAAAACCTGAACTTTGTGGGTCAATAAAGTCAAACATGGTGCTTTCAGCGCCTGTTGTGTTTAACAAAAGCAAATTATCATTTCCAGAAACAATGCCACGTTCACTATCGTAGAGATACCAATCATCACTTGCATCAGTACGTTTAATTAACACAAACCTAGCACCACTGCTAAAGCCACAGTCAATAGTCTGTGTAGTGCTTGTTCCAGTATAACTCCCCACCTTAGACACACCATCTAGGCTTGCGAATAGGTAGGCTATGAATGTTTCAGATGCATTGTTAGTTTCATTTCTTGTACCAACAGAAAATACACTTGCAGTCGGTTGAGTGTTATTCCAAGTAGTTGTTCCTGTTGCGAATGCCTGTGTACCATCAAGTCGTAACATACCACTTTCTGGGTTAGCATTAGCATCTTTATGGTATACCATCCAATTTCTTGTGTTAGTCCTACTTTTTACCCACATCATCTCTGGCACTGCACCAAGATTATGGTTTATGGTTCTAGCAACTCCTGTTCCAGCGTAAGCAACGACATCAAAGTAGTTGGGGGCACGTCTCCACATCCAATATGCCCTTGGATAACTGTTACCTTGGTCAGATAAAGACACGCCTGTCATACTGTCCCATATCTGATTTTCATTAGCTTCTGCGGCTGTACCCCAAAAGTACATACTTCTTCCTGCGGTAAGCCTTGAGGAAACATAGTTATTGTTAGTAGATGTGTAGTTTTCTTTTTCAAACGCAAAGTCTACGGGAAAACCCGCCGCTGCACTTGTTACCGCATTAGTGTCTGTTCCTGTAAAAGTTTTAACATTAAACACATCAGTCGCAGCAGTCGGCACAGCCATAGGGCCACGGCGAATGGCTATGTAGATGTAGGTGTCACCTGAGTAATTATAAGGAAAGCTGTTACCAGCCTTAATGGTAAAACCTGTTGACGTTACATCAATAATGTCACCTACGTCTTGTTCCGCATTGGTAAGGTTTGGTCTTAAAACATAATCAGAACCACCAGTAGCTATACCACGCATTGTATCCCACAAGAACCAACCTTCACTACGACTTGCGTCTTTAATCAATATCCATTGAGGCTCAAAACCAAGTGTAGTTTCGTTTCCAGCAGAACCTGATCCAGTATAACTCCCACACTTGATAATATCCTGATCACCATTAGGGCCGAACTCACCATCATTATCGTTGTGGGCGAATAGGTAGGCAACGTATTCGTCACCCGTAGTGTTTACTTGGGTATTAGTGCCTAGATAAAACACTTCACTGGTAGGTGCAGTACCCTGCCAAAAAGTGCTATTAGAATATTCAGTTCCAGCTTGATTTAGGTTTATAGCGTAATTTGCATTCGTAAGCCCTCTGTGATAGCAGTGCCAGTTAGTGCTTCCAGTTGTTATATTCTTAACTATAAGCATCCCAACTTCACACCCCAAGTTGTGAGGTATAGCCCTATTACTTTGATTCCCCGTGTAAGTCACCACATCAAAGAACTTAGGAGCTTTGCGGAATGTCCAAGAGGCGTATGTGTTACCACTAGAGTTTGTTCTAGGATTACCTGTTTCTAAAGTAAAACCATCGGTGTTAAAGCTATCAAGTAATGTTGTAAAGTTTTGCTGTTCAACCGATAAGTCGGTAGATAACCACTGGTCTTTGCCTCTTTCTGTATCAACTAAATGATTACTTCTAGAAGAATTTCTCTGCTTTATCCATATCAAACCACCTTCACTACTAAGGTCAATGTTATTAGTAATGGTTTGAGAAGAACCATTCCCATCATACAAATAAGTGCTGAACACATCTTCTACGTTCAGGGCTTCACCACCCGCTGCAGCAGTCATCATTAACTTTTTAATGTTACTCATTCTATATTATCCTAAGTTCTTACCTGCTACAAAGCCATACCAAGTTGTGCCGCCATCATGCGTGTAGAACACAAACTGATCTACTCCCGATGCTACAGTTGATGTTAAACTAGGTGCACCTAAATTAGCAGGTGCTTGAGAGCTAGGCCAATCTACTGAGCTAGGCCATGTTACAGTATAGCCACTAGCACTTGCATCTTGTACAATCTTCAGTGAAAAACCATAAGCTGTACCACTAGAAGGTGCGTTGCTAAATGTGAACTCTGTGTTTTCAGTCATTGTATGGCTAAACACGTTAGCCGCTTCGCAATCAATCGTTGTGCTACCACCTGATGAAGAAACAGCCTGATATGTTTCATTGTATGATGTTACCACAAGTTCGCCATCAATGTCAACATCACCTGTGTAAGTTTCTAGTGAGAAGTCAGTAAGCTTACCGTCAAGTTGTGTCTGTATGTTTGACGTTACACCGTCTAGATAGTTAATCTCTGCAGTAGTGGCTGTCACACCATCTAGTAAGTTTAGCTCTGTGTAGCTAGCAGTTACATCAAGACCAGCTAAGTTTTCTATCTTAGTGTCTAGCGCAGCCTGTAGTCCGTCTACGTTAGCAATGGTATGGTTGTGACTATCGTCAGCAATAACTGTAGTAATAGTGATATTAGCTGAACCATCAAAGTTAGCCGCACCTGCTACGTCACCTGCTAAACTAATAGTACGTGCTGTTGTAAGTGTGTCTGCTTGTGTAGCTGTACCTGTGATAGATGCATTAATATTACCTGTAACAGTAAGATCACCATCTACGTCTGCATTACCTGTGACATTTAAAGTCGCCACATTAGCAGTATCAATAGAGCCTGTATCAATATAAGCAGTGCCATCAATATATGCATTACGCCATTCGCTTCCAACAGCACCAAGATCGTAAGAATCATCAACAGAAGGAATAAGGCTTGACGCAATATCTGCATTTACTGTCACCGTGTCTGTAGCTGCATTACCTAGTGTAGTATTACCGTTAGCAGTAAGGTTACCTGTAAGTGTTGTATCAGTTGATACTGATAGTGTACCTGTGATAGATGTAGAACCAGCAGACAAAGCACCAGTAGCTGTAATAGCTGCAACAGAAAGATCACCTGCTAGATAAGCATCTTTGTATTTCAGACTAGATGTACCTAAGTCTACTGTATTGTTTGTCTTAGGGCGTAGTACAGTAGCTGTAGCTACAATGTCTTGCGCTGGGCCGATGACTTCGATAGGTGCACCTTCACTAGTAGTACCATCGTGTGTGTGGCCTGTGCTAGCGTTAAAGGCTGCTTCTACAGCGTTAAACTCGTTGTCTAGATCATCAGCATCAATAACATTACCGTTAGCAATGTTGTTAGCTGTATCTGCTCTTACGTAACCTGTACCCATAAGATTTCCTTACTGTCTGTCATCTGTAGCAAACTCGAAGATTGCTGTGTCTAATAAAAATGAAGCATCAGAACTTTTATCTTCGATGCGGATTGCTACAGTCTCACCTGATCCTACTACTTGATTGATGTAGCTTTGTGTGCGTGGCGCACCAAATACAGCACTGCCATACTTAGATGTGTTATCACTGTAAATACCTACTGCACCACCTGCTTGTGTTATAGTAAATGTTGGTGGTTGTATGTAACCTGTTTTGTTTTGATTAAACCTAAGACCTGCATTAATGTTAATAGCACCAAAAGGTTTAATATAGAAGTCTAACTTGTAGAATGTCTTACGTACTTGTGGATCATTGATAGGCATAAAAGGTGATTCATATATAGCATCAATGTTCTCACCGTCTAAGCTAGTACCTGTATCCATGTTATACACATAGCCATCGTTGTTAGCAAATACACGATACTCATCTTCACCAATAAACTGAGAGTCAGCTATGTATACCTTAAACCCTTTTATCTCTGCCCACTGAAAGCCTTGCCCACCCTGGTCAACAAACTTAGTGCCTAACACACCCTTAGCGATCTTAGACTGTTCACCTGCTACGTAAGCGAATAAGCGGTACTGTGCTTTACCACGAATAACTGTGCTAGCAAAACTTGCTGCGTAGTCCTGTAGTTTAGTTACAGTAGGTCTAATGTTCTTAGATGCAACATCAATACCGAAGTCACCAATGCGATCTGTTGAGCTTAGTGTGCGTAACCCATCAGGGCCAAGGAACATAACATCAGCGCCGACCTCTTGGATAGTATCAGCACTTAAGCATCCTAAGTCTTCAGTCACAGCGTTCATTACAAAGTCTGCTGCACTAGAACCTGTGATACGCATAATCTTATCAAGAGCAAACACGATAAGCTGATCACGAAATACAATCAAACCAGTTATCTCTGATCCGATGCTGATACTTCCTGCACCATTAGCTGGGTCTAGATCATCTGCACTATACGGTGCTGTAAAGACTAGCTCTGTGCCTACACCAAAGAAGAGAGTACTCTTAAACAAACATACGTGGCTTGCACCTTCTACAGCATCGTTAGTCGCTGATGTTGTCATGTAAGTTAGTGTGTTTGCTGTACGATCATAGTAAGCAGGGAAGTTAACACCATCAACAAAACAAATCTGATAAGCGTTGTTAAAGTTATAACGAGCTTGTCTAGCTTTAGTAAAACTTGTATTAGGTGCTGTAGCTAGTGAAGACCAAGCAGGTGTAGCATCTGTAGCATTAGCTATGTAGTAAACACCACTACGTGCAGCAATTACTTTTTCGTTAGTGTCTTCTTGTACAATAGCTAAGGCCTGTACTGGACCACTACCCGATAAAGCTGCATCAATAAACTTATTATACCCTGCTACCTTACGATAACCACCATCTAGTGATGGCTCAAAGTTCTGCAGTTGAAATGCTGAACCTACATTGTTGATACCTTGTTGTAGTGGGCTGATATTAGTAATCAACCCTCCAGTAAAAGGTACAGGGAATGTTTGCCACTGTGTAGCCATAATTATGAAACTCTTAGACTAGAGGAACTACGAGTAAGAACTGTTGAGCGTACATAGTCATAACGGTTAATGTAAAGACTACGCATGTATTTAATGCCTTGTTCAAACTTACCTTGTGCAATCTGTGATGCTTGTGTGTCAGCACGGAACTGATAAGCGTAGAACATAGCACCGTCCACAATAATATGTTTAAACTCTAAAGGTACACTTGGTACGTCATCATATAACTCAAGCGACACAGGGTTACGGTAATATTCGTAGACTAGCTCATAAGCCTTGTCTGGGGTAGGAAGAATAATAAACTCTTGACTTGGTGCACGTACAACATGACGTGGAAGAGTCTGCATATCACTATCAGAGTTATACTCGTAATCAACGTAATTGTCAAGGTATTCTTGATAATCCATTGATTTTAGTTTAGTAGTACTTACATTTAATGTAGTATCTTTCTTGATGCGGAAACTGTTCATGTCAATCAGCTTAGCATCTGTAGGATAATCGTAACGTGTTACACCTGCTGTAAGAGTCTCTTCCTCTAAGATGTGATTCCAAGGCCAGTTAGACTCTTCGTGGTTAATGTGTCGTAGTGAAGCATTTACAGCATCCTTAGCTGTATTGTAGAAACCTGAAGCTGTAGCAAAGTTAGAACTTGTTAGCTCTACTTCGTTCAGCCTACGGTTAACCTCGTTTACTAGTCCTAGATAGTTATAAGCCATTATTTATTCCTTACACGTAAACGAACCTTGCGCTCCACTACCAAGCCATTCGAGTCAGCTATACGACAATAGAACTGATATAGTATGTTGTTAGAGCCTGAACCTAAACGTGCTGTAGTAACTGTATCAGTGTTAGTAGCAGACACTAACTGAATACCATTAACAAGTTGACCACTAGGGATTAGCTGTGTCTTTACACCATCAGCGTCATCAACATACCAAGTAACACTGCTGATAGTTGCACCACTAAGAAAGCGTGACCAATCAATGCTGTAGTCTAGTATTTCATCAGGGTCTTTGTTAGGCCATTTAAGAGACATTATTATTATTCCTATGCTGCACGTACATACACTGTGTTACCTAGTGTGCTATACTCGCCTATGTAAGCAGTACGATCTCTGCTATAGTTTTGTTTAATTGACTCATAGTCAAACTGTACTGTGTTTATTGTTTCATCACCTACAGTAAACGTACCCTGTACACCTACTGGTAATACTACAGCTTTACAGTCTAGTGTGACAGTGTTGCCTGATACTGTACCTGCTACACCTTTACCTGCTAGACTGATGTTAGCATCTGACTCAACTACAACTTCGTCACCATCTACTAGAAGTGAGTCAGTGATAATCTCTAAGCCAAACCCTACAGGTTGGATAGTAGGACCAAACCCAGCGCTTACAGTAAGATAAGCAAGGTTAGCTGCATTTACAATGTCTGTAGAAGCATTTGTACCATCAAAATGTAGTAATGCTAACGTGTCATTATCTACTGTAAAGGCAGAGGTAGGTGGAGTAAAGCCTGTTCCAGTATACTGTGCTACATTAGAAAGTCTTACTTCGTCAATGTAACCATCAAAATCACCAAAACCATTTTTACCTACAGTAAAAGTACCATTGTCTGGACGGTTAGCACTAGAACTTGATTCCTCTAATGTTCCGTTAATGTATAGTCTATGAACGTTTCCTTCACGTTCAACCGTAATCATAGTCCAGACATTTGCAG